TCTGGTGCTCTCATTATACGATGTATTAACATAGCATCTTCCATAAGAGTTAATTGTTTATAAATCTTCCGGCCACCTTCAATTTGTGATTTACCATATGGTAAATAATTGGAATCTGATAGAAGTCTAAAGTGAGCTACTTCATAGTTTTCCAATTCTTCTCTAGTGGAAGATTTTTCAGATTTATACCTATGTTCTGTTGTTGCTGCTTCAATCAGATACTTCACGTATTCTGGATTTTCAGGATCTAATCCCTCAAGTCGTGATACATCATAAACTGACATTGGGACTACATTTGTAACACCGTATTTTTCATTAATTTCTAATTTTAAAAAGAAATCTCCATACTTACACATATTACGAACCCACGGCCATAAATTAAATTCTATATTTAAAATATCATAAAACAAATTATGTAAGATTTGTTTTATATTTTCATTATCCGTGTTTATATCTAATACATCACCATATTCAGATTTCATAGTTGACTCATCTGCATAAATATCCAGTGCAGATGATATAATTGCATCAGTATCCATAGCTTCATAATCTTGAAACAGATTTAATCTTATGGATTTTGTCATTAGTGCATCTGAATATCCACTCAGTCCAGCACCAGTGAAAACTTTCTGATATCTATCAACAAGATTATTTTTTTGAAAAGACTGTGTTCTACTTGTATCTGCAACTCGCAGTTTTTTACCACCTACGTTTCTTACAATTACGTTTGTAGAAAATAATCGTAGTAATCTTGATTTTAAACTTATATCGGCCATTTTATCCTCTTATTATATTAACCACTCTAGTGATTCTTTTTGTTTTCCTATTTCCCAAGTCCATTCACCATTTTGATTATTTGCTGGTGTATAGACACCCTGGTTTGAAGTTATACTACCCATAGCTTTCTTCTGTAAATCTATACCTTCTGCTCTAAGTCTTAATGCAGTTTCTCTTACCCATAACCCCATAGCATATGACATTACTAAATCATCATTGTACCCCCTCATCGCTTCAGCTCTATTACCATTGTATATAAATACAAAAAGTTCATCAATTAACCTATTTGAATGTACAATTACGGATTTTTCTCTAAAAAATTCTTCTAACTTAGCAACAATTAAAGGTCTTGTTTTTTGTGTTACTGTAAATCCTGGTACTAGTTGTTTCTCCATACTATTAATTTTATTATTAATATGTTTTTGAGTATCAACCACTTGTAAATCTTTACTCATATAAAATAAGTTTTCATAATTTCTATCAATGACTTGTTGTATTGCTGCCCAACCTATATTATTATTCTCAACGACTAGTAATGCATTATTATATTCTATTGATATATTAACCAGTAGATTTCCATAATCTTTTGTCGAGATTCTACCTTTATATTCTGCTACTTGTTCTAACGTTTCAATTTCTATAATATGAAATGCTGAATAGTCTGTTGCGTCTCCGCGACTAACATCAGCACATACTATATAATCTTTTGTATAATTGGGTGGTTCCCATATCCAAATATTACTATCTATACCACGTTTCTCAATTGGAGCTTTTACTTGTGTATTCTTATACTCTTCTAATATAACACCATCAATCACAGATTGACCTGAAGTAATAAAGTCACAATCACATTCTTGAGCTGCTAATGATGGGCCTAATAATTTATCTTGGTCATCCCTCCACTCTTGATTTCTTTCTGGATGTAAATCCCAATCTAATCTAATAAAGTTAAAATCATTTAAACCATCTTCAGCGTCCATCCAAGTTTTATGAAACCAATTACCAACACCATTTGGTGTGGAGACAGCTATACATTGACCACCAGTAGATAACGTCTGTGATGCTGCTGCCCATATTGTATCAATCTTGTCAATAAATGCTGCCTCATCTAATATCAATAAAGACAAAGCTTCCGACCTACCACTATCATCTCCACTTGCAACTGCTTTAATTTGTGAACCATTTTTATATCTCAAACTCAACTTATTATCTTCAACACATTTCTGTTTTAACCAGCTAGGGAGGTTAGCATGCATCACTCTTACTTTAGTAACAAGATTTTTAGCTGTATCTTGTTTTGTTGCAATAACAAGAATATTCTTATCCGGATGAAACGTCATCATCCATAGTGAATATCCAGCAGTAATTGTAGATATGCCTAGTTGTCTTGCTTTTAAGATTACATTAAAACGATGTTGTATAAAATCTTCTATTGTTTTTTCTTGAAAGTCATATAGATGAAATGGTATCTTACCTTTCATCGGATGTTGTATAAAACAATATTTTTTCAAGAAGTAAATAGGATCAGAAGCACTTTTTATGTACTCTTGTTTTATTACATCTTTTAACTGTCCGTTTGAGTTTCGAGTCATATTAATATACTACGTTTACCGTACAACTTCCACTAATTTCCTTTAAACCTATTTGATACAGTTCTTTTGCAGTTACATCAGATGTACTTATATCACCACCATCTGTTGCTGTTAGTACACCTTGGCCTGCTGTTTTAACTATGAATCCACTTGGGTTTGCTAAAGAACCGGTAAGATACGTAATACCACCAGTTGCTGCTATTGTTACTGTATGTAATTTACTGAACATTGCGTCGTCACTAAAAATCGGTGCACTCCGACTTGATACGTCAGTCCTTTTATTTTCACCGTGTGTTATTGTTGCCATTTAATCTCTCCCTTTAAAAGTTTTTATTTCCCCAAGATTTTGTAAAAACACCAGTACTTTTTAATAATTCATAAAAAGAAAATTCTTCTTGTAAATCTAATACATTAACGTTTTTAAAAATCTGAGAATTTAATAAATTGTTAATAAAATTATCAAAAGATAATTCTGTTTCCTTCACATTCAAGTCATCTACTCTGCTAGTATAATCCATTGCTACGTCTTTCAAATCACTAACCAAGTGAACAAATTGTTTTAAATCCTTACCACTAATTGCGTATATTTCAGTATCTGAAATCATTATTTTTCATCCTATATATAAATATATTACTTTAAAGAATCTTCCATTTTTTCTAAAAATTCTAATGCATCGTCAGCTTGTTGTATGAAAGAATCTTTATCCATATTCCACTTTTCTTTATCAATAGAATATCCATCTGGTCTAAATTGTTGATAGAACTCAGGTGTATCTTGTTCTTTAAATTCTTGTATCAATACTTTTTGGTCTTTTATCCATGCTAATTTATTTGCAAGAACTTTTTTATCCATCCATGCATCATACGTACCTTCTATTCGCATTTTGTGTTCAACTTGTAATTGGCAATTGAAACAATGACTATACATCAACCAAGTTTTATCATCTAAACGCCTTTTCATAACCTTAGTACAGCTTGGACAGAACCAAGGCATTCTGGCTTCTTTAGTTGCTTCAAATTTTTTGTTTATTCTCTCACGATCTTTTTCTTTTTCTTTTTGGAGAGACTTCTTAAAATCTAAATCTTCATTGGCTACAAGTACTCTTTTATCCGGCGTACCACCATCTAAAATGTGCTGTAATGCTCTGTTCTCTCTTTCTATATCCCTACTATACCCCATTGTAACTCCTATACGAACTTTAACATTCCTAATATTTGATTTGCTGGTGCAAATGCTCCAGTATATTTATATAATTTTCCTTTGAATACAAAAGTTATACCCTCACTCGGTACAACAGCTTTTAAACCACCAATAGCATTTAATCTATCTAATTGAACCTTTAGAGTATTTAATACTTTAAGGTCTTTAGATGTTTTTACTTTACTAATAGCAGATTTCAAATCCTTGCGAATTTTTTGTGCAGATTTTGATGGATTAGCTGCTATAAAATCACTAAGGTTAGAAAGTATCTCAGCCCCTAATTCAAAGAAAAGAACTTCCCAATCTCTTATATGCTGTTTTTGTAATTTAGCGTGATCATATTTATCAGTAGACAATACCCATTTTAAAAATTCAGGATAATCTTTTAATTCTTTTTTAATCTGTGGAATCTTATATGATTTGTCAAAAAAAGCCCACCTTTTAGTTAGTTTCATAAGAACATCATTTGTTGGGTTTGGATAGTCTGTACTTGAAGCTCCCGCATTAACATATTCCATCCAATAAGCTTCATGATAGTCTGCTAATGTATCGGTATCTTTTAAAGCATATATACTCTTTAGTTTATTCAATTTACCTAAAAAATAGTTTTGTCTAGCTGAAAAATCCTTTACCTTTGGTAAATTAGTAACAAATGGTTTAGTAATACTATATGTTTTTTGTATATTTTGATTTATCTGTTTTATCATACCAGCCAATACTCTTGCGCTTCCTCTATCTTCTCCAATAGGAGAACCAGCCGCATCATATTCTATTGTTCCGTGAAATTGTAATAGTGATTTATCATAAGGTATTACGTTTACTGTCTTTGGATAAATTACTTCTAATGACATAAACTTTCTACCTTCTGCAAATATTTTTTCTTTTTGTTTTTTATTTAAACCTTTAAGAGCTTTTTGTAAATCTATCATAGCTGAAACGAATGCTTTTTCAATATCACCCCTACCAGCAAACATATTTCTTACACCAGCAATGTCTAATGCACCTGCACCATGATTCTTAATATGCCCTTTGTTACGAGCTGCGATAAGTTTGTCGTTCTTCCAACTTATCATTATGTTCTGACCATCTGTTTTTTCTGTAACTACACCTTCACTATCAAGATTACCTTGTAACGTATTAATAATTAGTGTCTTAAAATCTGAAAATGTAAGATTTTTATCATCAAATGGGTGATTTAGATGCCCATATGCTCCACCCTCTGCTAATAAACTAACCTCTTCATCTAAATTGATTTTTTCAAAAAGCGAACCATCTTCAAAGTCTATATCTACACCAGCACCAGCTGCAAATACTGTTCCGATAATATTATCTATAGCCGCTTCAGTTCCCATCCAATTTACTATTTCCCAACCCAATGGCTTTACAACATTCGTCATCCATTTTTTATATTTATTAACTGCACCCAAAGAGCCTTTATCTTGACCGTGGTCTAAATAAGTCAATGGCACCGATTTATAATCTTTTTCTATAGAATTTTTAGCATTGTCACTTAAAGCATAATCTATAACCTTCCAACCAGCTTCTTTATACATACCATCTAACCATTTTTTAGAAACTCTTTTGTATGCAGCTAAATTATTATGAAACGTAGAAGGACCATCATCTAAATTTGCTAACGGTGTTGTATTGGATTCTAATAAAAATTCTTCTATTAGTTCATCTGTTAGGTTGTATGATTCAAATAACTTTTTAAATTTATTAGTCATCATTTGATAAATACCTTTGTCGAAGTATCCAAACACCTGTTTGAATCCCTTAACTCTATCACTATCATCGATATCAGGCTCACCTAAAAGTTTTCTCATCTGTGTTCCACTAACACTACCGAATTTTGGGGCAGTTATAAAATATCCGTGTTCTTCATATCCTTTAATATCATTCTTATTCTTTTTATAATCCTGATAATAAGTTTTACCACCACTCTTTTTAGTTCCAGCTTTTAAACGACCAGCATCCTTAGAACCAAAAGCATAAATTACCGCTGTAGTATCTGAATTAAATTTGGATAATAAATTCTTTGCCACATAAGGTGTTCTTTCTTCAATGATACGATTAGCTGGAATACCCATCTTTGTCATATGTCGAACTTTCTCTTTAAAGTTCATTGGATGTCTTGGTGGTTGTTTTTTATTAGAAGTAGTTATATAAACTTCATCTACTTGTTTCTTTAACCAATTGTAAGTAGCTAAATGTCCTGAATGAAATGGTTGGAATCTACCACCAAATACGCCAATAGTTTTTTTAATGTTTGTAGCTTCATTTAATTTATCTATTTGTTTTTCTATATCTTTTATTTGTAACTTTAACTTAGAATTATTGGCCCCACTACCAAATCCTATAGCCTTTTTAATTAGTTTTTGTCTCTCATCTCTGAGCTTATTTTGTTTTATTTGGTCTTTTCTACTTAATTTTTCATCAAAAACATTTGGTTTTTTCTCTAATCTAAATTTCATAGCAGGTCTGCCATTAATCAACAAATCACCCTTTTCATTCCAATCAACAGTTTTAACAACAACCTTTTTGTTTTTAAATTTACCCATCTTTACAGTATCACCTATTTCAACAGGAATTTCTATACTTTCAAAGAAGCGAGATTGACCTGGATCTTTAAATACTGTTTGAAACTTCTTTTGTTTTCGTAACCAAGCTTTTCCAATTTTACTTTTAATTGGTTTGCCAAGAAACTTATTAATACCCATATTAACTAACATTTTAAATTTCTTTTTAGCTTCACCAGCATCTAAGAATTTATTATTATCAGCTATTAAAAAATTAGAACTACCAAATAAACCTTGAAAGAAGGCTAAATTATTTTGGACATCCTGCCAACTCTTTCTAACTATTTTTTCTGGTACTACACGTGACCTTTCTTCATTTCTAGATAAAGCTACATCTAAACTTGTATTTACAAACACCATATAAGAGTCATAACCTAATGCTTCTAATTTATCTTTTTGTTCTTTTACATCTTTATATCTATGCCCAGTACCATCAATGATTACGCCTAATCTACCATCTGTGTATAATCTTAGTCTTTCTTTACTTAAAGATTTAGCAAATTTTCTTAACCCACTCGTATCATAATCAACCTCATCTCCATTTCTATCTACTCCGGTAAGGTCTTGGAATAATTCATCCGGCATTACATCCAAATCCGTTGTGCCGAAATACTTTTTCATCAGCATTTCAAGTTCAGAATCTTGGTTAACCATTTTTAAACCTGATTTAGATACATTAACCTTTTCAGGTATACCAAATAGGTTTTGAGCTACATAAGATTTGCCACTACCAGGTCCGCCAGCTAAAAAGATAGCTTTAAAGATACCTGGATCTCTAGCTCCCTCAGTTAGTATATCTTCCTCTGTAAATGGTTCTGTTAAAAATTCAGTAAGTTTATTCATAGTTTCCTATATAGTTAATCATATATAAATATAAAGTTTGTGAATTATCATATTATTCCTCTCATCTGTTTCTCCTTATTATTATCCTACTGCAGTTGCAATTACACATGCTCCAATCATAGAAGCCGTTACACTAGCATCTCGAGCTGCATTCTGTCCGCCTCTAAGACTGATGCTTATTTGATAAATTCTATTATTAACTAAGTCGTCACCATCTACTTGTATAGCAGATAGTTTTGTCAAATTAATGGATTGGAGTGTATAAGTAGCTCCATGATCTGTTGCTAATTCTAAATTAACAGCGGTATCTCCAGTTGATTCGTTAAGACCACTTATTGGATATCCAGTATTAGCAGTGAGATCGGTGATGCCTATTGCCAATCGACATCTACCACCAGTTGCTGTATTTTCACTTTGTTTTGCAAGACAGGTTAGTGTTAAAACCGCGTTATTGGTATCATGAACGTATGTGAATGCAATTTTAACTTTATTATCACCTACAGAACCGCCGCCTGCAGTTCCGGTTTGTATATAAGTATTGAGTGTGGATGCACTATTGCCAGTTGAAGCTCCAGCGACCTTAGC